CGAGCAGCAGCGTCATAGTCGCCCGCAAATTCCAAAAGTGCATAAACAGCAAACGGTGCATACGCTCGATCGGATTCAAATGGCGATGCATTGGCGCTAAACACATAAAAGACTCGGTCCTTGAGAGTCGCCGACCAGCCGGCCGATTTCCCAGGTCTTCGCCAATACTCATTGACTCCGGGTTTTGCTTGAACCCAGCCATGGCGTTGCAAAAGACCCTGCACATCGCCACGCTCATTGAAATCGTCGCCGGGGCGATGCAAATCATCCACGCGTGATGAAACCATCCCCTCGACGCTTTGCGTGTGATAGCTATTGAGGCTCCAGGCAGCCTCAAGCAACCTCTCTCGCTCTGCTGCGGTGATGATAGGGATCGATTCGAACGACCCTTGCATCAGCTGGTAACCTTCGGTCGGTGCGCAAAGAAAGAGCCCCCCCTCTCCTCGCGTCTCGATGAGAGTCTGCGGCTTGCCATCGACGAGCGATTGCGAAAGCTTGATGTTCCCACAAATCGCTTCATCGACACGGTAGATCACATGCCGACCTCCGGATTGCGTCCGTTCGATGATTAGCCTAGCGAGTAATTCTTCCGGCACCAAAGCAGCCCAAGCCTCGAACTGATCGGCTTGGAAGTCGAAGTCGATCACTTCCAGATTGCCACTGACAACTCCGGCCACGATACAAATTGCATCGGGTCGGCTCGCAAACCAATGCTCGATTTGCTGCGAAGTCGGAAGCTTCGATTGAAACGATTTCCAGCCGGCAAGCGCCGGCCGTTTTTCGGATCGAACGGCCGGGAGGACACATAGCCCCAATTGAAGGTATTGTCTTGCGATCTCGATCATTTTTGCTCCTTTCGTGATCTCAACAGATCGGTGCCAAGCACCAGAGCACGTCGAGCCTCATCGGATGGTTCCAAACTCCCACCGCATCGAGCGCACCGAGGTCGCGATCGACGATCGAGCCAAGCGCGCGGAATCATCTCGCGATGTTTACAATCGATACAGTGAACCCAGCAGCGAGGATTTGCAGCCATACGATCTGTCTCCTTAGTCAAAACGGGGCTTCATCAAGGTCGAGGGCCTCGCAGTGGCTCTCGGGCAACGGCTCGGGCATTGGCCCAAGCTGGTAATCGATGATCCGTTCGTACTGCTCTCCGGAGACGCTGCGCACGGTGATCGCATTCGTGATCGCCAGCCCACCACCCAGAGCGATCTGTACTGCACGCTCGATCGTGGTGGGTACCGGATCGCTGGAGCGTCGCTTCCACCAAGCAACAGCCTTGCCTCGTGCGTATCCGGAATGCTCCAGACAGATCCACTCTGACTTGTAGAGATTCCAGCCAACCAGATAGTCGACCCTCAGAGTTCGAGGAGCGTCTTCGTCGGCCCCTCGTTTCACATGAACGCTGTATGAAATGTCCTGGACCTCATACGTTGTGGTTGTTACTTGACCCGAGAGAATCCCTTCTTCGCTTGCCTTTGCGTCATGCTTCTGTCGATCGGGTGGTGGAAATACATATCCGCAATCCGGGCAAACCGAGAAACCTGCAGCTATAACTGTCTGGCACTCTGGGCACTCCTTCGCGGGTGCTGAGCCAGTGCCACTCTCGCGCTGCGTAACCTTGATCTGATCGACCGGACCGTGGCGCAGAACATTGTTTCCAAAGTCCAAAATCAGGCAGTTTTCTTTGCTTGGATGCAACCGGAATCCTCGGCCAACCATCTGATAGTAAAGCCCCGGAGACATCGTTGGCCGGACTAATGCAACGCAATCGATGTGGGGTGCATCGAAGCCGGTGGTAAGCACGTTGACGTTGCATAGATATTTCAGCTGGCCGGTTTTAAACCGTTGCAGCGTTTCATCTCGCTTGTCTGCCGGCGTATCACCCGAGACGAATCCGCAGGAAATATTGTGGTAGCGCTCCAGAGTATCCACGATGTGCATGCCATGCTGCACACCTGAGGAGAAGATCAGGCATGCGTTGCGATTGGTTGTGCACTGAGCGATCTCTTCGCAGGCCGCTCGGACCAGGGACTCTTGATCCATGAGACTCTCGACCTCATCGGCCAGGAATTCCCCACCACGCACATGCAGCTCATCTGTGTCGGCCTTCGACTTTCCAGCTTTGGTCACCAGAGGGCAAAGATACCCATCGCGGATCAGCTCCCTAACACCGACTTCGTAGCAGATATGGTTTAGGAAACCATCGTGCGTGCAGATCGATCCGCTTTTAAGTCGGTACGGAGTCGCGGTAAAACCGATGACTCGCAGATGGGGATTGACCTTTCGAGCATCGGCAAGGAACTGCCGATACATTCCATCCCCTTCAAGTGGAATAAGATGAGCTTCGTCGACTAGGATCAAATCAAAGGCATCCAATTCGCACGCGCGGCGATAGACGGACTGGATACCAGCGACGATCACTGGATTGTTTGTATCTCTGCGTTTTAGACCAGCAGAATAGATACCAAAGCTCACCTCAGGACACACCGTAGAGAGCTTATCAGCGGTTTGCTGCAGAAGCTCTTTGACATGGGCAAGGATCAGCACACGTCCGTTCCATTGAACGACCGCATCACGACAAATCGTTGCCATGATCGGAGTCTTACCCCCTGCTGTTGGAATCACCGCGCAAGGATTGTCATCCCTGTTTCGCAGGTGATCATAAACAGCATCGATCGCTGCTTGCTGATATGGTCGTAAGATCAACGGACCTGTTCCTTGTAGCGTTAGCCAAACAAATCGTTCTCAATCGGCTGGAGCGTATTGATCGATTCGCACCAGCACTTTCCCACCAGGGAAAACCTCACGACGCTCGATCGTGAGTTTTGAAATCTGCGAGTCATCGTGATATGCGCCCCCATGCATCAATGCATCGAGCAACGATTTTTGAATGTTGTCCACATCTCTTCGACGCCGGTCGGGAGGATACATATCGATCGCGACACTTAGATTGCCTGACAAGGGCTTCATGCCCCGCAGCAACGCACAGACCCGCGCTCGATATGCTCTCCCATGCTTACTGAGCAACGTGCGATTACCGACTCGACGCCAAAGATGATTAATGCTTGGTGGGAACGGTAATTCGAAGTTGATCATCGTTTTTTCTCCGAGCTTTCGAATTGGATAAACACAGGTGCTTATCCGATGCTAGGGGCCGATTACCTTCGCCAAGGAGGAGTGTTAGTAGCCGACTGCTGCGACTGTCCCTTGACCGATTCTTTCCTCGAGTAACCCTTGATCTCATTGGTCACATCTCCGGTGTCCTCGCGTCGCTTGCACTTCACGGAGATCTCCAACGGGAGGTTGTGCAACTCGACCGAATCGCTAGGAGTCATGACTCCCACGGCTCGGCAAATCGAGGACAGCTCACGCTGCGCGATCTGAACTGTGGTGGGGTTTGGGTTATTGAGATTGAGTCGCGACCATACGAGCCGGCCCTTGCACGGTCCTTCGATGATCTCGAAAGTCAGTTGCAGGTAATTACCAACACCTGACTTGGTGGGCCTGAGCTCGGATTCTGTGATCATCGCCACGTATTTGCCCGCTGGAAGCGGCTCGAAGTCGGAAGTAGGTTCGATTTGGTTAGCGTCAAATCCGGTGAGATTCGCCATGGTTTTTCCTCGTTTTGCTGATGGATATGAAAGGGGTTTAATCGCTGATCTGTTGGTGTTATTTAGCTGCTGGTTCGGCGAGCAAGCTCTCGGCAAATGCATGCCATGAAAGAGGGATTTCCGGTGCAAGACCGAATCGGTTTTTTGCGACCCATGCGGGGCTTCCCACCGTTCGCAGAACTCGGTCCTCTCCGTTGGCCCCGATCGGGACGGCAATGCTCCGTTCGCGTCCGAAGCCGGCATCCTCGCTGCGAGTGCGATACTTCCAGTGAGCAAACAGGATCGCATCGACCCATTCACCCAATAAGGCTCCAGCATGTTTGTGCAGCCTTGGGGAATAGCGATCGTAGGATGGTGTCAGTGGATCCTCCACTTTCTCCACCTTCGAGTGAGCAATCAGAATGACGGCCATGTGGTGTTGGTTGCGAAGCTCGGTAAGGCAACTGACGATCTCTCGCCAGTACGTCAGAGCGTGCATGTACCCTCGGGCATAACCACCGTCGGCTTTTTCGATGCTTTTGACACCGAAGTCCTGACAGACTCGATCCCAGATCAATCGCTCGAGCCAATCGAGACTGTCGATGCACACGGTCTGAAACTCGTGTTGCTCTGTGCCGAGTGCGGTAAGCGATCCCATGACATCCGAGAGTGTCATCGCCAAGGGAAACTTATCGCAATCGATCTCATCCAGACCGTCTTCGGTTTGAATGAAAATCGGATGTGGGGCGCAGGACGCAAAGCTGCTCTTGCCGATTCCTTCCACGCCGTAGAGCAAAAGCCTCGGAGGGCGCGAAGCACGTCCGCGTTCAATTCGATTCAGCATGTTCATGCAAATTCCTTTGATGCAAGTTAGGGTTAGAAAAAGGGTGGGTTTACAGGTTCAAATCAGTTGGATTTGCTCGACTTCGAAATCCCCCTGCGCGTTGATCTCAAGCAACCAGTGCCGATAGTTCGCTTGAACGACCAATCGAACCTCACGCAGATCGTGTGCTCGAATGTCGCTGCAAGCTTTGTTGAACTCGTCGGTGGCTTGCTCGTAGCGCTCGGACGCTCTGAGGTACTGACGAACCGCAGATGCCAGGGAGACTTGTTGGTCGACAGTTGGTGCACTCACAAAGGTTCTCCGGATGCAATATTGGGATGGGGTTGGGGTTCAAGGATTCAAAATCACATCCAGTCGAACGTCCGGAGTGATTCGTAGCCGGTCGGCCAATCGTTGGTCGTCAAGCAATGACGCAAGCGAACCATCGCTTCCTCGTTTTCATGCTGCGCTGCACCCAATACGTCTTGACCCACCAACCACACGCCACAGCGAAATGGCTCGCGTTTCTCGACAGCAATCAAGTAAACAGGCAGCAACTCTCCAGTCGCTTCTGCAGCGACGGATCGATAGAAAGCCAATTGATGCAAGTAATGAAACTTGCGAGCATCGGATTCAAACCAAGTCAGGTTGTCCGATGTTTTCAGGTCGACGATCCCGTATTCAGGTGCGACCCAGTCGAGTCGAATCTGGCAAGGGATCCCACGGTATTCGGCGCGAATCACTCCCTCGGGAATCCCGCGTGCCAGTAGTTCTGCGCCCAGCGGATGACACCGTATGGAATCATTCATCTGCTTGGCGATCCTGGCTTGATCGTGCGACAAAACCTCTTTGTCGATCTGCTGTGCCCATTCGGAGAAAGCCTTGGTATTTGCTCCAAATGGCAACCCCGTCCTCGGATTGATGGGACCACCGACGACGTACTGTTTTTGAAATACGTCCAATCCCTCGAGGATCAAAGCATGAGCGGCACGGCCCAGCACATAGGCAGGCCGATCTTCATCGACCACTTCGCCAAGTTGCCATCTTCGATACAGAAGTGGGCACTCACGAAACGCCGAAAGGCGATGGCTGCTTAGGTATTTGTTGGCTTGAGCGTGGTAATGGTCGGATGACTCACGAATGAGAATGTCATTCCAAGAGATGTCGCGACCGCCAGCCCCACCTGCACGTTTCCATACATGGGTGATGTTCATGAATGAACCTCTTGGGGCTGACGGGCGACGTAGTGATCGATTCGCTCAACGCGAAAAGAATCAGGCCCGAATTCACGCAGGACGAAACCGGTGAAGAGACGATTGATGTCCCGTCCAACTTGCGTGCTGGCATCGATCACACAGATCCTCTGCTGGGCATCGACAGCGTGAGAAGCATCGAGACGAACCTTGCATTCCCCGTGCAGACTTTCGGCTGCGAAAATCGCTAGGATCAGATTTGCTTCGATATCCTCGAAAGCAATGGATGAAGCGAAGCGATAACGATGAATGTCGGAAGTCATGATGGCTCTCCTGTCGAGCTTGTTACCAGCAGGTGTCTATTGAGTACCTACCGGCTCAGAGGGAGGATTGACGGAGAAAACTACAAATACTCACGCATGTTGCTGCTCTCGAAACGAGAACGCACACCGTTGAGCAAGTCTCGAAGAGTGCTTCGAGGAATCCCCAGATCGCGAGCCACCACGGAGATCGAGTCGCGTTTGAGGCGCTGGCAGATGTCAGCGACCTCGGGTGGAAACTCAGCTAGAATCGTGGCAACGTCCGCTGCCATCTCGCTGAGCTCCTCGGCGCTACGGAATCTAGCTCCGGTCCGTACGCTTGGCTGACCCTCATGGATCGTGGCCCCCATCTCGATCTGATTTCCATCACCATCGTCGACCATTTGATTGAGCGATCCACCGTACCGACGGTGCGAGCGACTCTCCGCACGACGGTGCTCGAGGATGGTTGCCGAATAGCGTTCAACGACGGTCGTCACGAAAGCGTTGTAGTGAGCAACTGCGGGATCGAACTTGTCGAGCCTCTTCAAAAGTATCAGCCGTAGCTGCTGTTCGATCTCGTCGCGATCCGAAGAACTAAAACCTGGCCGAGAGGAGAGCTCCCGAGCTTTTCGCCGGATCAGCCGAGCGGCGAAACTGTTGATGAAATTGTCCCGCGACACTTGGTCGCCCGAAGTCGGTCCAAAAACTGCCATTGCAAGACTCCTTGCACAGACGTCTCTAAGGCAGCACCACGCTGGTGCCGCAACGTCCTCCGGCGTTCTTGCAGTTGCGCGTCAAAAAAATTTCTGTGGCAGTGAAATACCAATCAAAACATTGGGTTTTTGTTCGTGATTTAATTTCTTGCAGTTGCAGCAAATTGATCAAACTGCAAGAAACGCTCAGTCCTCCCGGTATCCGATGATGGCATCTAGGTCATCGGCCAGATGCCACATTCTTTGAAGTTTCCACCCTGCTGGATCTGCCATGCACCGCGTGACCGAGGATGCCGAGACCCCGGCACGTTTCGCAAATTCATCTCGGGTCGGCTTTTTAAGCAGCTTGGCAGTACCCGTCAGATCTCGCGTTGTTACGGCATAGTCTCGCGCTGCTCGGAGGTGCTCGGTAAACTCCAGTTCGAGAGCCTCGATATCTCCAAGACGACTCTCGCGTCGCTTGGGGCGAGTTTTGGGTTTCGAATCCCCAAAGAAATAAGCGATCCGTTTCTCCAGCACATCACGCTGAACATTGATGTTCCCTCCGTCAAGAAATGCGAAGGACTCGATCGCTACAACGAAGTTCTCAGACGCCGTTCCCAATCGCGCCACGCCAATTTCACTTGGCATCAAAACGATGCACTTGGGATGAGTCCGAAGATACGCTGCAAGAGCCGATCCATTGGAAGATCGATAGCCAGCGATGAAGAAAACCTCGCGCAACTGTCCAGCTAAATGAATTTTACCGGCGTTCCAGAGTTGGCCAGGAAAGACTTCGGTTGGTTGCCGAACGGATTTGCTAATACTTCTGAGAATCGCTTGCAAGACGGCAACCGGATCGATTCGCCACCGGTCGAGTTGCTGTAACTCCACCTCCGTTAATCCGCAGTGGGGACAGCTAATGTACGCATGGCTTTTACCCGACTGCCTATTTCTCAGGAATTGGATTGGCAGTGAGGTA